CCTCAATTCAGGACGATGGTTGGCGCCATTTTTATGGGCGACGACAACATTTACAGTGTCTCACCGCGGTGTACCTGGTTCGGTCATTTTCAGATTGAACAGATCACCTCTAGGGTCGGAATGAGTTATACTGCCGCTGACAAGTCTAAGGCTATAAACGTGAAATGGAAGAAGATTACTGACATTAACTTCCTGAAACGCACGTTTTGGTTTGATACTAAATTACAGCGGTGGAAGGCTCCACTTATCCTTGAAAGTATTGTGAAGATGCTCTCCTTTTGCGTAAAATCACCGAGTCTTTCGACCATTGATCATATGGCCGTGCTCATTTCAAACGCAAGGAGGGAACTTTACTATCATGGTGAAGAGACATTCAATTCTTGGGTACCGCTCTTGGAGAAGGCAGTGGACGTAGCGCAATGTCGCGTGAGTTCCATGTACCTTCCCCTTTCTTACGATGAGCTAGAACAAGCTTTCGTGAAGGGCACATTCCCTTGGGCCGAGGAACCAACTTTGTTGGCTCTTTTGGCAAAACACTCCGGCGCGTAAGCGCCACTGGGGGGGCTGGTATCCCCCTTAACAACTACCGGACTGCAGTCCTAAAAATGCAAGCTTCCAACTCAACAGTTGAGCCGTCCCATGAGACGGACTTACAGGTGTCCTCTGAACTTGGGCAGATTGTTACTGCTCGTACCGGCGAATCTGCTGGACAGGCTAACACGATGGAAATTACCGGAACGGGTAAGACTTCCAACATTTCTGCTTTCTTTACGAGGTGGCAGCTCCTTACAACGGGCTTGTTGCAAACGACTGATACTTCGTTCTCCGATTTACTCGGGAGTGCTTACTATCCAATCAACAAGTACCTTAACACAACTCCAGTTATGGACAAAACAGCCAATTATCGCTACTGGGAGGGTGACGTTGAAGTACTTATCACCGTCACTCCACCTTCAAATGCGTATGGCCTTTATCTTGTCCAAGCGATTCCAAATTACAATTTTTCGCCTGCTGGTGATTGTTGCAACAGTGCTACTGCTGACAATCCGTGGACTGCGACTCAGGGAATTCATGGCTTCATCGACATAACCACCGGTAACAGTGTGGTTTTGAAGCTGCCTTACTACAACAATGGCCTGGGGCTGAGCCTGCCAGGTACTGATGCTGGAATTTGGCGACTTTGTCTTTGGTGTATTTCTCCGATTCAGAATGCGGTCAATGCAGATACTATTGCAGCGACTTACAACATTTACGCACGTATGCCTGACATTCAATTGATGGTTCCGTACTATCAGTCAGGCAAAGGTGGTGCTTCTTCTACTCTTAAACGCGGTCTTGCTACTGCTCAGAAGTTTAAAGAAGATAAAACCATTTCGAAAACGGCTGGAAAGATTGCTAGCATGGCAGCTATGGCCAGCACTGTTCCTTTTTTGGCCCCTTTTGCGGGGCCTGTAGCGGCAGGTGCGGCGAGTGTCATGTCAATGGCGTCGATGTTTGGCTTCACGCGCGAGTCTGCGCCAGAAAAACCAATTGATGTTCATCAGAAGTCTTTTTCCAACGTTGCGTGCGTTGATGGCCAAGATGGGTCAGATGTTGTTGCTCTTTTGCAGGGCAACACACTACCCATCGATCCTGGTGTTGGTGGTGGTCCTCATTCAGACGAGATGGCTTTTGCTTCTTTGTTTGAGCGATGGACTATCATTGACACTTTTACGTGGGACACGTCTGCGGCAGCATTGACTGATATTAACACCATTCCTGTTTCGCCTTTCTTTGGTAAGCAGGTACTTGGTGCTATGTATCCAACCACGTGTGGTTTTGTCGGTTTTCCTTTTAAATACTGGCGCGGAGCTATGGAGTATAAACTCATTATTCCTAGTTCCGTTTACCACCGTGGGATGCTGCAAGTCTTCTGGTCCCCCGATTCAACTCCTCCAGCTACCGATGTCACCCAGATTTTACTGAATGAAATCTTTGATGTCGAAGCTAATAGTGAGTACACTTTTTCCGTTGATTGGTCGAAAGCCATGAACTGTTTTGCTAATACGGGCTTCGGCTCCAAGTTGAACGGTTTTGACTCGACCAATTGCAACGGACTCCTCTTTTTTCGTGTCATTTCCCAGCTTCAAGCTGTTGGTGGGTCTGCTCCGATTACGTGTTGCCTCTTGGCACGTGCTAAGGATAGCATGGAATTTGGTGTTCCACGTGAATTCGGTTCTCTGTACTATAATGGTACAGTACATCCACTTTCAGCAGTTGCTCAATTTCAGGGCAAAAATGTTGGTGATGACGAAGAGGAAGACAGCATGACTTTTGAGTTGGTTCCAAACATGACGCGCAATGTAGATCGTCTAGGCCCCTCCATTTTTGGAGAGGAAATTCGGTCTGTGCGTGCGTTGGTGCAAAAAATGTCAATTATTGTACGCCTTTCGAGCGGAAGTGATTACAATCCAACTCTTGCTGTCCCTCATTTTTATCCGCCTCCTTTTACTTACGCGCACGCTCCAGTGCAAATACAACAGGGTGTTACGACGCGTCCTCCATGGACGTGGTACGGACACTATGCGGCAATGTACGGGTGCGTGAGGGGATCGACGCGGTATAAGGTCTGGTGCTCAAACGATTGTTTGGTGCAGGCCTTTCCCGTCACCGCAGACAATTATGCTACTGCGGCGGCGAATCAGACTACTTTTGGGTCGACCGGCATTTCTGCCGGCTTCTCTGGAGATGTCTTTTGTGGTGTTCAGAAAAGCGGTGCTGGTGGCACAGAATTTACCCTTCCGGGTTATCCTGCCACTCAGTTCAGGAATCCATGCGATTACAGCTGGACTTCTAGCATGGCCGGCTCTGGCGAGCGGATAGATTTTATTAATCCCATGCTGCTTACGTTCGCCAATCAAATGATGTTGCAATTTGTCGGTGCAGGTCCAGATATTTCTCTGTTCCGTTTCCGGCGCGTGCCATCCATGATTGTGGCGACGTAATACCACATTCCAAAACTTTTTCTGAGGGTCTTTTAAGAATATATAAAAGATCCTACATATAGTCGACCCTCCTTTACGGGGTGCCGTGGGCAACACGGCAGTCTAAGTTGCACTTTGAGATTTTCTCCCGGTGTAACCGGGACTTCAAAGTTGCAAATTAGATGAGAGACTTAGCCGTGG